GTGCGTGGCCTTTATTCTTGACCTCCTTCGCCATATCAGTTCTGACACCAGAAATGAAGTCCTTGAACTCTTTAGTGTCTGGCTTGAGGTTCATTAACTGAACGGCTTCCATGATGCCTGCAGCAAATCGTTCAGCCACAACATCTGGCTGCGTCTGCCCGCTTTGAATCTCAGCCTGCAGCTTGAAGAAGTCAGCAGCCCTCACCGAACCGCTCTTTCCCATACCCGAGCCAGGCTTACTCGCCCTACGGGCCGCCATGGCCTCACGGTCGATGCCCGATATGTTTTCGATCTTAGGTCTTGGTGTTTCGTCAGCCATGTGATATTCCTGCCTGTGATTGGAGCATTTGTTCTTGTTTTCGTTTGTCTTCCAAATACTGCATCAGCAGAGCCAGATAGATTTCTCGCTCCCAGGGCAGCATGTTCTCTAGTTCTTCAAGCCTGTACCCATGATGCTGCATTAAGGCGAAATTCATCCGATAGTATTCGAACAAATCCTCATGAGACAGGCTCAGCCAAAAAAACTGTCTAGTCCCTCTACATGAAGATGGTTCTCGGCCTTGCACTTCGAACACACGAAATCTAGATCATACGAAATCTGCGGAAGCTTGTCGAAATGCGCCTGTATCTTTTCAAACTCCAGCGCACCGAACGCTTCGAATACCTCATCCTTTTCGTCTTCCGTCGAATCGGTGGAAGAGTAGAAGTCCTCTCCCTGATAGACGCCTTTCAGGCACTTCTTGGCAAGGCGGTAGTAGAAGTCAACTGCATCAATCTCCCCGTCTTCCTTTAGCTGCGTTGCTTCTGCCATGTCAAGCACGTTCGGAAAGCGAAAGATCAACCCGTAGTCAGGCTTCAATTCCAACTTGCCGAATTTGTTGTCGGTGTTCGTTACCTGCATCCCGTCGATCAACTTAACGTCTAGCGGGTTGTACTCACCGCAGCCATCACACTTGACATTGATTGGAACTTCCTCACCAACCGACTTTGCGCGAATGTTCAAGAACAGACGCTCAAGATCAAACGTCGGCAACTCTGTAACATCGATCTCACCAAATGTACACGCCGCCGCGCAATCGATGATTGCCTTCAATGCATCCTTTCGGCCGCCAGTCTGTAGAGCCTGCATCAGAATCTTCTGCTCTTTGACCAAGAACGGGCGATAGGAAACTTTCTTGTTCGTTGACAGCAATTCAAGATCATACTTAGGTACTTGTAGAATAGGCAAAGACATAATGACTCCTCGTTATTGGGATGTGACTCCCACAAAATCTTCTGCACCATAATTGAATTCAGGCTCACCTTCTCCATACACTGGCACCCAAAGTCTATAGGTGAAAGTAACCGACAGTCTGTGCATTTCGCGGTCACCACCGTTCACGGTCATTGGAACAACAAACTTTGGGTATGCGTCAATGAGTCTGACCGAATAGACCCCAATATCTCCACTGTCTTGCAACGCAATATCGCGGTGCTTCAACTGGGTGATTACAATGCCCGAAGAAAGGTACTTATCTGGGTAGTTGAATTGGTACTTTATTGGATCGGCAATCAATCCGACCCACGAATCAAAATACTGTTTCACGCTAAACTCTTGGTCAACGAGAAACTGCAATGTCATGTTCTCGCCACCATAGCTTATGCTAGTTGGTCGCTCAAACGTCGGACCATACACACGGAAAGCCTGGGTGTTGAACGAGATTCCAGGCAACTCTGCGTGTTCGCAAAATAAGGATATGGTCTGTGGATCCATCGTACCAGTCAAAAGCTGCGTTGGTGAACTGATGCCCACAGACGATGGCAGCGTGACTTTGTACTTGGACTTGAACGCGAAATCTCTGTTTCGTACCTCGGCAATGAACTTCGTCAACGAGTTGTTTTGTAGCCCTGCAGGCTGTCGCATTGGAGACGGCGGAATGCTCGGTCTCTCTGCTGGGATTTGTGGCATCGGATACCGAATACCATACGTCGAAGGTACTCTTGAGGTGAAGTTGCTAGGCAGCGGGATTCTAGCCAGAAGAGCCAATGCCTGTGCGGGGATAGTGAACGCCGGCAGATTGATGTATGGACTCGCCTGCGACCAAATTTCACCCATTAGCGTCGGGTTGTTTAGACTCAACGAACTAGTAAACGAACTAGTCGGGGTTCCAAAAAAGGAAGACAGATCAACGTTGCCTGTCACCATGCCCGCAAATTGTGATAGCGGATCTGGATTAGATAGGTTGAAAAATCCCTGCGCGATATTGATTGGTAGTGGCATTAGGTCATCTTCCTTCTAGAGTCGGCCCAAACTTGGTTTGCGGTTGCTTTCTCAAACGTTTCAACAGGAAGCATGATCGCAGTTGCCCACTCGTCTGCATAGACCGAAAGGAATCTGCTCTTAACGTGATTGTATAGGTATCGTTTTACTGCTGGTTGCACGAATGAACTTGTCGATGCATTTTGCAGTATGCTCCAACTAGCTGCAATCCGCGTCTTGTCGTTCATCTTGGTATCTGTTGCGTATTCCATTAGCTTGTTCAAGAGTGCGGTACGAGCCATGTAAGGCAGGTAGTGGAAGTTCAGCCCAATGAACCCGTCTGGCATTGCACGAAACGGCAAGACTAGCGGGAAAGTGTCATAGAACGGTAGTTTGTCTTTGAGCTTGGGATCATAGAAAAACATATACATCTTGCCAGGCTCAATCTTGGTCGTAAGACGATCTACGTTTTTCATTAGGTCTTTGGATGAGACCTTACCGTAAATAGCCTTTACATTGTCTCGGTACCATTGAACGGATCTGATCGTGCCCTGTCGGGTGATCTGACCGTCAAGCTTCGGGAAGAGGCTCTTTGCCATTAGAGTGTAATGATGCCTAGTTGTTTGAGATGATCCTCATCCCAAATTTGGAAGTCCCACCCCCGATCCTTAGCATACCGATCAGCATGTACCCACTTGGAGGTGTTGCGGGTATAGGTCAAAACCTCAGCTAAATACTGCTTTGAGATTCGTGATTTCTTGACTGGGGGCTGAACCTGTTTCTTGGGCTTGATTTCGACCAACAACGTTTTACCGTTTGCAAACTTGATCCACAGATCAACAAAATAGCGGTGGCCCTTTCCGTCAGTTTTGCAGATATAGGGCACGACGACAGTCTCACTAGACCATTGCTCCACATCCGACGACGTATCACACCACCGAAATGCATTCCGTTCCCAGAGAGAGCGGTAGATCACATCGGTAGGGTCTCCCCTGTACTTGTGGGGATTCTTTGGGGTGTATCGTCCTTTGTATGCCATGAAGCTATTTATACTGACCAGCATAAATAGACGGACCACCATAGAGGACAAACAATGGCTGATTTACCAGAAACCGACCGTCGCCCAGAATCACTTGATAGCGACAAATATACGCTAGATTATCTGGCGTATCCCAAAGACTTGGGCTGGTCAAAAGAAAACGCAAACTATGTGGTGTTCTATGTGAACATCCCACAAGAGTCGAAACTCAAGAATCAAGGCACAACGATCGGTACCCTGTCCCCTATTCCTGGTATGGTTGGAACATCAAGCAAGATGGTTGACGTAAAGCCATACAAGCGACTGAAATCTGCTATCGCACTACCTATCCAATCTCGTCCATCTGCAAAGTATGGTGCCGACTGGGACATGACCTCATTGGGCCCTGTCTTGGGCTGGGCGCTGACCGAATCGCTCGACACTTCAAGCAATGAAGATTCGTATTGGAAAAAGGCAGCAGATGCAGGCAGAAGTGCCCTTAACGTCGGTGGCAATGTAATGAAGGCAGTGGGCCTGAGTGCATTGAATGCAGCATCGGGAATGGTTGGACTTGGTGGTGAGGCTGGCACACGGGACATATTCAGTATCCTTTCCCGCACAGCAATCAACGAACACAGAACCCAGTTGTTCAAGAGTATGCGTTTCCGAAGCTTCTCTTTTGAATATCACTTCTACCCACGCAACCCAGACGAAGCACAGCAGATTCGGAACATCATCATGATGTTCAAGTACCACATGCATCCAGAAACAGGTGGAAGCAATCTGTTCTTGACATACCCTTCTGAGTTTGACATTGTGTTTTACTTTGGCACACAAGAAAATGCCGCAGCAGGTGATGCAAACTCCGACCAACCGTCTAGCGCAAGGCAGAATCTGTTCAAGATTTCGACCTGTGCATTGACCGACTTCGAAGTGGATTATGGTGGAGATCAGTTCTACACTTTCACAGACGGTATGCCGACTGAAATCAGTATGCGTATGGGCTTCATGGAACTAGAGCTACTGACAGCAGACCGAATCAAAGAGGGCTTCTAATGTACTTCACCCTATTCCCCACGTTGTTGTACTCGTTCGCGAACGAGAATAACGGGCGCTATGTCACAGATATCATGCGCCGTGTAAAGGTGCGCGACCGCTTGCTAGACGAAGCTACGCTATATGACCTGTACTTTGTGCGTGATGGAGAGACGCCTGACGTATTGGCTGCTAAGATGTATGGCAATGCAGAGCTGCATTGGATTCTTATGCACACCAACAAGATCATTGATCCATTCTTTGAATGGCCTATCTCGTCCGTGAACCTGAACCATTTCGTTGAGAACAAATACGGTGTGGATAAGAACAACATCCATCATTATGAACTGTCGTCACCTAAACCATGGCGCAATGGCATGTTCATGCCTACTCCAGCAGAGTTTGCTACATTTGACCCAGAGTACACAGCAAAGGTGTGGGACCCAACGACAGAGGAAATCAACCCAATCACCAATGCAGAGTATGAGGAAAAGCTCAACGATGACAAGCGAGAAATCCGCATCTTCAAGAAAGAGCTTATCAGCGACTTTATGCGTGAGCTTCAAGCATTGATCGTAACATGACCGACGAAACCATCAAGATTACCTCGGCTGGCGAGATCCAGATTGACGAGGTATCCCTAATCGCCAACGTACAGGGCGGTGGCGGAACAGAGATTCGTGAGGTCGATCTGAGGAGAGTCTTTGCGGAAATCAACCTCTATGAGGACATTTTCTCCAACTCCTTGTACGGCAACATCCTAATCTCTGACTCAAACAACCTGATTGAGGACTTCTCAATCTTTGGGCTTGAGGGACTGCGAATCGATGTTCGCACGCCTGGTCTTAGCGACAAGCAACGCATTCGCAAGACGTTTGGCATCTATGCCATCACAGAGCAGGAGACTATCCACAACGACCGTCTGCAAATCTATCGGTTGCATTTCTGCTCTCTAGAGCTACTGTCTGACGCATTCACCAAGCCACTCAATCGTCCTATCCCAGCGTCAAACGATTCAGTTACGCCTAGCGCAGCAGACTTGGTGCCGTTTCTGTTCAATACCTATGTCACAAAGACAGGTGCAAATGCAATACCACGCAATCTAGTTGTCAGACAAGGTAGTGGAACAACCAAAGAAGGGGTATCTGATCTTGTGCTAGGCTATGCTCCATATGACTACCAAGAACTAGAAAAGGGTCGTTACCCAAACGTCTACAACGGTGAGGACTACGCTACAAGCAACAAGATCAAGTTCATTGCGCCTAATTGGACGCCAATGAAGTGTATCAATTGGATCTGCAATAGAGCGGTGCCGAACGAAAAAGGAAAAGGCGGTACATTCCTTTTCTTTGAGTCAAACAAAGCATTCCACTTTGCGACTATCGATTCCCTGATTAACTTCAGCCACCTTGATAAGTTCCAATACGAGTACACACCACCTAATCTACAGGCAGCAGACACCGATGCTGATTCCTATTCGCTAGACACAGCAAAGGCAATGAAGCGCGTTTTGAAGTTTGAGTTCAACAACGCCTTCAACATCCTAGATCAGCAGAACAAAGGATACTTTGGGCAGGAAATTCGTTCGATTGATCCTATCATGAAGCGGTACCGTGAGCATCAATACTCGCACGACGACCATTATGATGACTTCAAGCATACGAGTAGTGACGGCAAGATGTTCCCTAACTCACCAGACTTTCTGTTAGGATCAAAGGATGCTGTCATCGATCCAAGACGGCACGTTGTTCGCAGATTCAGGCAACCGTACTTCTTGTTTGACGACGAAATCTCCCCACTTGCTAATCACAAGCAATGGTTGGCACAACGGGCAGCGCGTTTGTCCTCACTCACTAACTTCTCCATCAATCTATTGGTCTACGGACGAACAGACATTCGCGTAGGTTCCATGATCACCTTCTTGTATCCGAACATGCAAGCAAAGAAGGTGACAGATGAAGGCACCGACATTTACCTGACCGGCGCATACCTAGTCACAGCAATCAAGCACTACATTTCGCCTATTCAGCATAAGATGACCCTTGAAGCAATGAAGGACGCCTTCAACGTCAAGGTTCCAGATACTGAATCAACTTCACCAGACTTATCCTATCCGACGTTAAATCCATGATACCTCTACGAGAAGACCTCATCTTTTGGACTGGCGTTGTTGAAGATCGCAACGACCCGTTGTTCCTTGGCCGTTGTCGTGTTCGCATACACGGGTTCCACAGCAAGTTCAAAGTTCCTGTAGCATCGTCTGCGCTAGACAATCCTAGCTCAGACTACATCCCGATTGAGGAATTGCCTTGGGCATATCCATTGCAGCCGATCACATCAGGCGCAATGACAGGCATCGGTCATACACCGTTAGGTCCTGTAGAAGGAACGTGGGTCTTTGGTTTCTTCTTCGATGGTTCAGACATGCAACAGCCTATCATGATTGGCACGCTAGGCGGCATCGAACTGAAAGATGACGAGCAGAAGCCAGGAGTTTCAGGCGAAACCCCAGACTCTGGTGGTTCTGCCCCTACGTCGTCATCTGAATCAACCCCCTCGACGACGCCTACTCCAGAGAAGGTGCAGACAGCATCTGGTGGAGTTCTAGGTCCGCTATCACAGGCGGATGTAGATGCATTGAAGGACGCATTAGGTCAACGCGAAAGCTCCGACAACTATAGTGCTGTCAATCAATTCAACTACGTCGGCAAGTACCAATTCGGTGCAGCAGCCCTTAAAGATATGGGCTATGTGTCAACAGCCAAGAACTCAGAGCTAGACACAGACGCCAACTGGAAGGGTAAGAACGGGGTCAACAGCAAGACGGACTTCCTGCAGAACCACGACGCGCAGGAAGATGCCATGAATCGCCTGCTAAAACAGAACTATCAAACCTTGTTGTCTAAGGGTGTAGTAACCCCTGATTCGACAAAAGGCGAGGTTGCGGGCTATCTTGCGTCTGCCCACCTTGTGGGTCCAGGCGGTGCAGCGGCACTAAAGAACGGCATCAACAAGGGTGATGCAAACGGCACAAAAGCCTCGTCATACTATTCGACAGGTTCGAACGCAGTAGGTGGTGGGTCTGCGACACCAGGACTACCTCCATCACAACCAGGGGTCGGGGCACCTACATCGAATTTACCTAACACCCCAGGCACCTCGTCGTCTAATCCATCCAGCTTTTCAGACTCTCTCGGGTTCAAGGATCCGAACAAGGTCTATCCTAAGTTTGATGATCAGGACAAACGCCCAGACACCAATTATCTCGCATATCACGATCACATTGACAAGACGCATGTCAAGAAGAAGGAAGACGCACAGGTTACAGGTGTCGAGACTGCGCTTGATGGTGAATCGTGGGATCAACCGCTATCACCATATAACGCAAAGTACCCATTCAACCATGTGTTCGAAAGCGAGAGTGGCCACGTTCTAGAGTTCGATGATACGGCGGAGAACGAGCGCATCAATCTATGGCACAAGAAGGGTACGTTCCAAGAAATAGACAAGAACGGCACGATGGTCACAAGGATCATCGGTGATGGCTATTGGGTCCTTGACCGTCATGGCAAAATCTACATGGGTGGGGATATCTCCCTGACCGTAGATGGTGACGCAAACATCTACATCAAGAACGATGCCAAGATTCAGGTAGACGGCGACGTTGAAGCCAAATACTATGGTGATGTGAAGCAAGAGGTTAGCGGCAAATACAATCTCTCTGTGCGTGAAGGCTTCCATGTGCGTGCCGAATCATTCCATGTCGAGACAGACAAGGAGAGCGGCGAAGCTATGTCGTTCAAGAATAAGGCTGAGTCTGCTATTCGCATCGAAAGCATTGGCAACATCGATATTTTCTCCGACGAGAACCTGCGACTGTGGGCAGACAAGAAATTGAGTATCAAGGCGACTAAGCCTACAGGCATCATTGCAATGGATGCTAAGTTGCTCCTTATGCAACGTCGTCAATCAACTACCGCAGACTTTGTAGACAAGAGCCTGCCAGGTGATGAGGAGATGTTTGAGCCAGATCCAAAGAAGAATCCGACGAAGCCAGACTTCCCTAAGCTAGAGACTCCATACCGTAAAGACAAGCCTGCATTCTTCTACGATGAGCCAGGCTATCCTACAGATGAGGTCGATGAGCATATTCGCAAGCAAATCGACAACGGTAACTACACACAAGAACAGATTGACAAGACGCCACCTGAAGTCAGGTTGGACGAGACTCCTCCGCCAGACGTAAAGGAAGAACTAGAGAAGTGCCCAGACGGTTTCGAATTGACGAAGGACTTCTCGCCAGCATTGCAGCTATCCTCCAGCTTCAAGCTAGGCAATGTGTCTACAGGTGCCGCAGTTACGCATGATGCTGTGCGCGATCAGCACGGGCTAAAGAAGGGCCAAATTGTCTGCAATCTACGCAAGCTATGCAACCACACGCTTGACAAGATCAAGGCTAAGTATCCAAACATGACCGTAACGAGTGGCTTTAGAGCAGGTGGTTCAGGCAAGAGCCAGCACGAAA